CTAATAAAATTGGATGTCTAAAATCTTGATTTTACGGTCTTTCTTCTCAAATTCAATTTGTTTTATTAATTCTTGGACTGTTTGTCTTTTCTCTTCGCTTGTCAAGACAGACCAGCTTTCTTTAAACATAGTTACAATTTCTTTAGCACGCTCAATATCAATAGGATTTTTAGGTTGATGAAAAGCTTGCTCTTGTTCCAGGTCAGCTTGCGCTTTTTGCAGAGCATCTTTTGTTTCTGCCATTAGCTGCTCAAACTCTTGATCTGTCATTAAATCCATAGACCAAGCTTTTTGATACTTTTTTCTTTGTTTTTCAATACTGATTATTTTTTGATGAAGCTTATCATAGTCCTGCTGTTTCTCTTCGGGTATTATCGGTTCGAGTCTTGGTTTCACATTCTGCATATACTCAATTAAAGCTCTTTCGAATTTTTTTTCGCTGCCTCCGATTGTAGGGCGTTTATTCAAAAGACAGGCTTGGCATCTATAGTGATTACTTTCTACGTGCTTATTGTCTCTTTTCCTGAAATACTTAGAGCGCTCACTTGTGAGTCGGTTTCCACAATTGGGGCAAATTATTTTTGTTTGGAATATAAAAATTGAGTAGGTTTCTCTTTTCTTAAAATTTTGCCGATCGTGTAATATTTTTTGAAGCTGATCAAATTCCTCTTTAGAGATATAGCCTTCAAAAGCATCTTCAATTATTTCATCACCCCACCGAAAAGCGCCGTACAATACTGGATTTTTCAACATTACTAGTATAGAGGCTATATGCCATTTATAACCCCTTTTTGGAACAGCGTCTGATTCGTCGAGATAATCAGCTAATTCCCTTAGTGAATAACCTTTTTTAATCTTATCAATCATATCTAAAAGTATTTCACCCTCTTGAGGATTCTTGACCAGGTACTCGCCTTCTTTCGTAAAACCAAATGGAGCAGGGGCACTGTATTGTCCCTGTCGAGCCTTTTCAACTTGTCCCATTTTTACCCTTTCCCCTAAATTCTCTCTTTCCCATTGAGCCATAGCAGCAACTAACGTGATAAAAAGCCTACCAGTTGCTGATCCTGTATCATAGACCTCAGTGGCGGACCTGAAAACGGCATTGTACTTGTCAAAGTAGTCTAAAAGAGAGTAGAGGTCACGAACAGACCTGGTCAACCTGTCGAGCCTATATACTAGCACTGTGTTAATGATGCCTTGTTCTATGTGTCTGAGCATTAATTCAAGTGATGGCCTATGTATATCTTTAGCTGATTTTCCTTCGTCTATATAAAATTTGTAGTTTGCCCACCCTTGGGAAACGCAATAGGCTTTCAGTTTCTCCTTTTGGGCAGCGATTGAATAGCCTTCTTTCGCTTGTTCTTCTGTTGAAACCCTAACGTATATTCCAACATTCTTAAGGCTGTTCGCTTCCTTTAGTTCCAATTGAAACATCCTCCTAGAAACGTATGTTCTGTTTTGGGGTTAAAAATTTTTAACCTCCGATAAATCTTTTAAATGTGCTAACTCTGCTGGCACCCCATTCATCACAGCAACATCTTTTAGGGTAAAGTTTGTAGTTTTGTACTGGCTTATAACCCAGTCAGGAAGAAGAAGTTCAACGGCAAAAGTATTTGCCTCAACTTCGACCTTATCAACTGAGAAAAGAGTATGTTCTTTCATGAAAGGGGTATTAGCGCGAGGGTGCAATTGTGCGTGCCCCAGTTCATGAGAACAGACAAATGTTTTTTCACCTTGGCTTAAGTTTGAATTGATAACGATATATTTGTTTCTTTTGTCGTATTTATAAAACCCCATTATTTCATGGTGTAAGTCCCATTGAAAAACATTGATATTTAAATATGATGCAAGTTCATAAGGATTACTGGTTTTATACTTTTTAATTAGTTTTTGCACAGCTGCTTTTATCAAAGTATAAGGCCCCCTAGTCTTGATCGTCTTTTCTGTATTTCTTTGGAGTGTATTTCTTATTGATTCTTTGCGTTTGACGGACGATGTGTTCCATTGCTTCCATGAGAGACTCAATGGCTTCAGGGCTCATAGGCTCGCCAGAGAAGCTTAGTCCATCCGAGTTCTCTAAGTCCCTTCTTATTTCCTCCATACGCTTTGCAATATCTTTTTCTTCTTTAGCGTTATATTGTGCAGGCTCTTCTTTTATAAGATTTTCTTCACCAACAATTGCAGAGACCTGCACACCGAGTGCACCTGCTACAGATTCCAAGGTGGAAAGGCTTGGGTTATATCTATCTCTTTCAATATCTGCAAGGTATGAACGAGAAAGATTAGCTTTGTCAGCCAGTTGTACTTGAGTTAACTTCCGTTCCTTCCTAATAGCTTTAATTCTTTGCCCTACAGTCATTATCGGTTATCTCCTTTACAACACAGTGGACCTCACTGCATTACACGAGCTTACACGAGGTTACACGAGTCGTTTGTTATGTCCCAATTATAGTGCCCAAATGTCGGAAATACAATACCAAAAATGACGGAAATACAAGTATTTTTTAGCAAAATGACGGAAATACAAGCTAAATACTCTCTAAATCTTCAAAATCCTTGATTTTCGTCATATTTCGACTTTTACAAAATGTCGTGAATACCGTACAATTTAGCCATACCTTAACGGGAGGTGATAAACATGCTGGATGGGAAAAAGCTTGGGGCTTTAATTAAAAACAAACGGAAAGAAAAGCACTTGAAACAGACAGAAATGGCGAAGGCGCTGGGCCTGTCTAGGACTTATCTTTCCGACATTGAAAACGGAAGATATTTGCCAAGTACAAAGACACTTTCCAGAATAGCGATTTTTATAAATCTGGATTTAAACGTGTTGAAAATGACGGAAATACAAGTAGTTAAGGAGGGTGGATATGATAGAGCTTCCAGCACATGTAGAAGCAAGGCTTTATGAAATTTTCATGAAGCTATCAGTTCCGAGAATTCTCGAGAAAGAAGCCTTGGAGAAAGGGGACAAATCAAATGACGAAAGAAAAGGCAATTGAACTTGCAGCCTTCTTCGCTGAATTTGAGCAGAAGATGATCAAAAAGAACCGATTTAAAATTGCTCATTTCTCTAACAAACAAATGATCAAATGTTGTCATGTCTATTTAGAAATGAAGGGAGTAAAAGCATGAATCTAAATCAATTTCTTAAATCAGATAAGGAAAAAGCTAAACGTAAATTGGCATCCGCACAGTTTCTGCTGAACGAATTGCTTCCAGATGAAATAGAGGATAACAATTTCGATGAATGTATTGATCTCTGTTTGTCAGCTGCTGAAATGTTCAAGGAAATCAAACGGATGCATCATCCTGAACAAGTCGTTCAGCTACATGAAGTTGCAACTCAATTTCTTAGTAAAGGTCTTGATGTCTCAATCGTAAAGAGGCCTGTATATGAATCTTGAGCATCCGATCATAACGGAAATTAATCGTTACGGTTATCCAAAAGAGTATCTCCAGTATGACCGGGATCGGGAAGGGGATGCCGATGAAGAAGTAAATAAAAAAAGCCCACACGGCAATGTGGACTAAAAACAAACAAGCAACTTCATTTTAAATGGAACTCTCAACAAAATCAAATAGAGGAAGGTGTCTCATATGAATCCATTACAGGACTTTGAACTAAATGAAATTAATAACGGCGAACTACCGGGGGACCGTCCACAGTTTGAAATCACTGATATGAACAGCCTGAACTGGGCTTTCCGGAAAATAGCTGCACTTAAGTCGCAGGAAAAGGAAATCAAAGCGCTGGCAGCCACAGAAAAACAACGTATTGAAGAATGGGAAAGGCAGGAGCTTAAGCCTTTAGCTGACAGTCTTTCATTCTTTGAAAACCTGGTTAGTGTCTATCATACAAAGCAGCTGCAGGAAGACCCGAAGGCAAAAACACTTTCCACACCTTATGGGAAATCTAAAAGCAGGACAACAAAAGCAGCACCTAAAGAAGTGGACAAGGAAAAACTTCTGCAGCATGTGAAGGATGCCGGTATGGAAGAGTTTATAAAAGAGTCTGTGGCATGGGGTGATCTTAAAAAGACACTCACTGTCACCAAGCTGGAAGGTAAACCGATAGTAATAGATTCAAATGGACAAGCTGTCCCAGGCGTAGAAGTGCAGCCGGAAACAGTCAGCTTCAAAGTGGAGGTGTAAGGGATGTTTCAAGTAACAGACGCGCAGCGTCAAAAGGAAAAAGCAATTGTGGGTTTTATCGGTCCGAGTGGTTCCGGTAAGACGGCCGGCGCCCTTCTGGTAGCTTACGGAATGATGCGTGAGGCATATCCAGAAGCAAACGACGAGGAAATCTGGTCAAAGATCGGTGTCGTTGATACTGAGCACCGACGCGCAAAACTGTACGCTAATTTACAGTTTGATGATATTCGCATCGGTAGCTTTAAGCATATTGATTTTACACCGCCGTATACGACAGAACGATATCAAATGGCAGTCGAAGCAATTAAGAACGCCGGTGCCGAAGTTGTCGTAATTGATTCACTCTCACACAACTGGCAGGGTGAAGGCGGAATAGTTGAAACACATGGCAGCATGTCCGGCAACTCGTTTCAAAACTGGGGCAAACTTGCGCCGGAAACAACCAAACTCATTAAGACGTTAACACAAAATGACGTTCACATCTTGGCGACATTGAGAACAAAAACGGAGTATGTAGTGGAGCCTGATAATAACGGCAAAATGGCTCCACGTAAGGTTGGAACAAAACCTGTACAGAAAGATGAAATGGAATACGAGTTTATGCTCAACTTCAATATTGATATTGATCATATGGCTGAGACGTCAAAAGACAATACGCGGATGTTTGAAGGATCTTCAATCAAGCTAAACCCAGAAGTCGGCCGCAAACTTTATCAGTGGCTTGAGCTGGGCATTGACGTAAAGGCGGAAGAAGAAACAGAGCGCATCGGCTTGATTACTCACATCAAAATGATGATTGAAAGCAACGAAAAGGCTGCGCAAATGATTGAGGAGTTCCAGATCAAAGCGAATCAGAAGCTTGAACAATGGAATATCAAACTTGCTAATGCTGCTATTGATAGATTAAACAGCGTACTTGGAGGTGAGCCAAGTGAAAAATGATTCAAAACTCGAAGAGATTCGGGGGCATGCGACCATATCTGATGTGCCCTGGTTAATTTCAGAGATTGATAGATTGAATAGTGGCATAGACAGTGTAATTTATGATTTGCGAAATGAAGACATCACCGATCCGCATGTAGTGGATTCAATTACTCAAAATCTTGTAGCTGTACTAAACGGCAAATAAAACAAAAATTGGAGGAATTAAATATGTTCACAGTAGACCACAGCAAAGGCGAAGCATTTGAACCAATTAAACCAGGAGAATATGAAGCGACAGTTATCAACTTTGAAGGAAAAACGGCTGCATCCGGCAACCAGCGTCTTGTCGTTGATTATGAAATCCGTTCCGACGTTGAGCAGCCATGTCAGGGGCAGAAAATTCTATATGACAATTTCACTGTTACAGATAATGCAATGTGGAGATTTCATCAAGCATCAAAGGCCGCGGGCTTCCCGAACGGAATGAAATTTAAGGATCATATTGAATGGGCGAATGCTTTCCTCAATAAACCGATCCGCCTAGTTGTCGGAGAAAGAGAGCATAACGGCAAAAAATATCCAGAAGTCAAAGCGTTTAAGCCGTCAGAAGCGCCGGCACCGGATACCGGCTCAATAACAGTGAGCGATGAAGATGTACCATTTTGATCACAAGAAATACATTTGAGGGAGTGTATAGCTCCCTCGTTTTTAAAGGGGAGTTAATACATGTACGACTTTAAAAATATACCGCAAGAGCTAAAAAACGCCCCTCAGTGGATTTTATGGCGTTCGGAAGAGCGTAACGGCAAAAAAACGAAAGTGCCATATCAGATTGATGGCAGCATGGCTCAATCAAGCAATAAGAGAACCTGGTCCACCTTTGCCACTATCATGAAGTTTTTCAATGAACAGGAGTATGACGGCATCGGCTTCATGTTTTCTAAAGATGATCCGTTCATCGGAATAGATATAGATCACTGTGTAAATGACGGTGTTCTATCTCCTTTCGCTCAGGAAATCATCCAGACGATCAGCAGCTATACTGAATACTCTCCGAGTGGTGAAGGTGTTCATATTATCGCGAAAGGCAAGCTCCCATTACGCGGACCGGGCACAGGGAGAAAAAATATAGATAAAGGCCTGGAAGTATACAGGCATGGCCGGTATTTCACATTCACCGGAAACAGTCTTGATGTTGGACCTGTTCAGGAACGATCAGAAGAAATCAAAACTATCTTTGATAAGTATCTGACAGAGAAGGAAGAAGCAAAATCAGTAAGCACCCGATCACAATCAGCAAGCGATATGAGTAATCTTTCAAATAAAGAAATTTGGGAAAGAATGTTCAACAGTAAAAACGGAAAAAGCATTCAGGACCTGTTTAACGGCCAGCTGATTAACGGCGATCATTCTTCCACGGATATGGCTTTATGTAATCACCTAGCATTCTGGACCGATAAGGACGCATCGAAAATGGATTCCATGTTTCGTGAATCAAATTTGTTTCGCGAAAAGTGGGATCGGCAGCATTCAGCAGACGGGGCTACATATGGAGAAATGACTATTGCTGCAGCTATCTACTCGACAGGTCCCACAATATCTGACTTGATGGAACAGCAAGAACAGCCGTATGAAGTGTATTTCTCGCAGCCGCAGGCCTCACATGTTGCGGACACAGAGGAAATCATAGACACGGCGCCGGTCTTTCACCTGACCGAGTTAGGGAACGCCGAAAGGCTTGTATATTACCATGGCAAGAATATCAGATATTGTAACGAGCTTGATTGGTTAATCTGGAACGGCAAGATGTGGGAGGAAGATAGCAAAAGGCAGATCGAGGCATTAACTGCCCAAACCCTCCGTGCCATTTACGGAGAAGCGAAAGCCACGGAAGACGGCTATAGAAAAAAGCTGCTTAACGATTGGGCTAAAAAATGCGAGCGTCGCAATATTCGAATGAACACCATCCTAGATACCCGGCCGATGGTTGCTGTAAGAAAACAAGAGCTCGACTCTCATAAGTATCTGTTTAATTGTGAGAATGGTGTGATCGACTTAAAGACTGGGGAACTACTGCCGCATGATCGTGATTTTCTATTCACTAAAATTTCCTCAGTGGCTTATCAAAAGGATGCCGATTGCCCAAACTGGAAGGCTTTCTTAGAGAGCATTTTTATAGATGAACAAGGTCAGCCAAACTATGAAATTATTGATTTCATGCAAAAAGCTATTGGCTATTCATTGACCGGGGATACTACGGAACAAGTCATGTTCTTTCTGTTTGGTAATGGCCGTAACGGTAAATCAACGTTTATCAATACAGTTCAACAGCTGCTGGGCGACTATGGCCGGCAGACGAACAGTGACACATTCATAAAAAAGAAAAATGATAGCAGCATCAACAATGACATAGCCCGCCTCGACGGAGCGCGCTTTGTTTCGGCCGTTGAGAGTGAAGAAGGTCAGCAGCTGTCCGAGTCGTTGGTGAAGCAGATCACCGGGGGCGAAAAGATGTCCGCACGTTTCTTACGCCAGGAGTATTTTGAGTTTACCCCAGAATTTAAAGTGTTCTTTACGACAAACCATAAACCAATTGTAAAGGGCAGTGATGAGGGGATATGGCGCCGTATCCGGCTTGTCCCGTTTACTGTCACCATTCCGAAAGAGAAAGTGGACAAAAAGCTTCCGCAGAAACTTGCTGCAGAAATGCCTGGCATTCTCAGGTGGGCGGTGGAAGGCTGCTTGAAGTGGCAAAAGGAAGGGCTTAAAGAACCAGAAGTGATCCGAAAAGCAACGGAAGGTTACCGCGAGGATATGGATATATTAGGGCCGTATATGTCAGAAAGATGTGTTGTTCATCCTTCCGCGAAAATTGAAGCAAAAGAGCTCTATAAGGATTACAAAAACTGGTGTTATGAAAATGATGAGATTGAACTCAAAAATCGTGCTTTTTATAGACAAATTGAAATTCGAGGGTTTAAGAAGGAAAACGGAGCGAAAAATAAAGTCTTCTTTTATGGTATAGGGCTAAACAAATATCAGAGCCACTTGAATTTTTCGGAAAGGGTTAACGAAGGGGTTAATGAATCAAATGCAAACAGTGACTCCAAAAAGGTTACTTCTATAAATAGAAAAAAGCTATAAATCCTTTAGTATCAAGGGGTTAGGGCTCTATCTATAGATTTTAATTATTTTTAGGGTTAATAAGGGTTAATGATTTTGTTTGTTCCCCTCACATGAAAATTAATTAATAAAAAATAAATATATATATATATAGGGCTTTAATACAAAATGCATTAACCTTCGTTAACTCATTAACCCGTTTTGATAAAAAGAGGTGAGAAAATTGCACCCAAAACAAATTTGTTCCGATTTAGAGGTATTGGGCTCTCGTTTGGTTCTTGATGGAAACGATCTATATATTGAGAAACCAGAGAAAGTCTATCCGGAACTTGAGGCGTTTGTCCAATCTTACAAAAAGCGAATTATTCGGTATTTGAAAGGCGAATACTCGGATCATGAACATAATGTGAAACAAACTATAGATAAAATCATTAACTATTTCATGGGCATTGATCAAGAAATAAATAGAAAAATAGATGACTGGTTCAATCATGATTATGAATCAGTTATGAAGGTGATGGAATTGCTTGTTCTCTTTTGGGAGAACGGCTGGAGGGAGCTAAAGGAATCCGTTTCAAACTTTGAAAGTGAGGAAACGGACCGGCTTTCCATAGAAATCTATGATCGGGCCATGTCGTATTTTAAGGGGAAGAAAGCATGACAATTATTCACTATAACTATTCGGAAACGGAATTAAAAGAAATTCTGGACAGCATGATCATTATTGTGGATACGAGAGAGCAAAAGAATCAGCATGTTCTTGATTATCTCCGTAAAAAGAAAGTGGGAATCAAATTCAAAGGAATGAAAACCGGCGATTACTCTGCAATGATTCCTAAAAATGATGAATTTGGAATCAGCCGTGATATGTATTTGAATGCAGCCATTGAACGGAAAAATGGAGTGGACGAGCTGGTGCAGTCGATTAAAGATCGTTCTCGTTTTGAAAATGAGTTGATTCGAGCGTCCAGGCATCCATTCACTCTTCTTGTGGAAGACCTGGAAGGATACCAAAAGATACTCAACGGAAAATATCGTTCAAAGTATGAACCGAAAGCGCTGCTGGGCAGCTTGAAAACATTTGAAGTTCGTTACAACTTTTCAACGGTTTTTATTAGTCCTAACGCTACCGGCAATTACATTTATCATCACTTTCATTACATGGCTCGGGAACTGCTGAAAGGCGGGCTTGTGTAAATCTTATTAAAACAATCAAAGGGAGGAATTAACATGGCATTCGTAGGTTTTGAAGAATCGAAGGAAGTACGGCAGTTGGCTGAAAGCATAATTGACGAGCACCATCCACATTTAAAAGACGCGAAACAGCAAATAGGTTTTTATCTCCGTGAGGGTAACAGCAAATGGGCAGGAAAGGCGAAAAAATGCACAGCGTTTGAACGTCATATGACCGACTACATGCTTTTCGTGTTTATCAATAAGGCTGCATGGAAGACGATGTCGGAGGAACAGCGCGCTGCCCTGGTAGATCATGAGCTTTGCCATTTTACCCGGGAAGAATGGGAAGAGCCTGACCCGAAAGACCAAAGTAAATGGGTGACTGTATACGGTGATGCTACTGATCCAGACAGCTGGGGTATCCGTGAGCATGACGTTGAAGAGTTCTCTGAGATTATCGAGCGTCATGGTTTATGGGATACAGGAATCGAATCTTTTGCCGAAGCTGTCCGGGAAGCAGATCACCAAATGACCATTTCAGACGTGCAACGTTTATCGAGGGTGAAATAAATGGGGGTAGTCAGAAAATTTATATTTGGGGATTTTGCATGTATTGAAACCGAACGTGAGTTTGTACTGATTATGAAAAATAAAATATACGGTCCTTATGAGAATAGCAAGTTTAAAGCCATGTTGTATGCATTGGAATATGGATTAAAGAAAAATAATGGCGGGAGGCAAACGGACGATGCGAGAAATTAAATTTCGAGGAAAAGCAATACATGATTACGGAGACGTTAAATGGTTTTATGGAAATGTTGTATTAAATTATAATAATAAGATTGCATATATTGAAGCTGTACATCAAACTACTGTCTCAGTTGAATGGATTTCAGTTGGTCAATACACGGGATTGAAGGACAAGAATGGTCAGGAGATTTATGAGGGGGATATTGTAATTGATGAACGCAAAAACTCTGCAAAAGTAGTTTTTGATGATGGCTGTTTCTGTGTAATTGGTTATTTGGGAGATTTGCGGACCCATCCACTTCGTGATTACCTTTTTTGTGGTGAAAGATTTGAAGTCATAGGAAACATTTATGAAGATTCCGAGCTTTTGGAGACGATAGGATGATTCTCTCAATTATGGCGGCACTTTTTATGTTTAACTCAATTGCTCTTTATTTGTGGATTTGCTTCACGGAGAGCTCAATACAAAAATGGGAACGTGAAAAATAGAGGAAAGGAGGGCGGGTGTGACAGAACAACTTTCATTCCTTCATCCTGTGGATTTGAAGGCAGTCCGAAAAATTGTGATTAAAGAACTTAAAGATTATCGAGCTTTGAAAGTACAGCTTGAGAATAAAAAGGAATCGGTTGACGCTGGCATCAGCCCGTTTCCTTCTATCAGAGATTCTTTCATATTAAATGAACTGAAAGTAAAACAGATGGAAAGGGCGTTAAAAAACAGCCTGGACGATGAAGAACGCATGATCATTGAGAAAAAATACTTAACCGCCAGCCAAACAAAAGACATTCATATCTATATGGAACTTGGCATGAAGAAGGACACCTATTATGAAATAAAACAGCGTGCCATTCTACGTATTGCTACAGCACTCGGAATTATCTGAGTGCTTGTTCAATTTTTGTGTATAATAATATAAAAAATAGTTACACGAGGAGTATTATGAAGAGAATTAAAAAGGATATGGATAAGTATTCAAAGATTAAGCCTCTGGAATATATGATGAAAAGGGGAAAGATACCATTATTAGAATACTATAAAAAATCTAATCTAAACTATGAATATGGATTATTCCTCGGTATTGACATTGTTATCCCCCTTCATAAAGTTTTGGATTTACCTGCACAAGATTTAGAAAATTCATGGCAAAATACGCAAAACTATATAAATAGTGCATTAGAAATTCTTCAAGAAGAATATAATGAGGATATTGAAGACATAAATTCAACAATTGATGTTGATGGAGAACAGATAAGGGAAATTAAATATCAATTGGGAGACCCACCTGTTCATTGCTATCCGATCTATATAATTACTACAGGTAAAGGTAAGAATGAAAAGGTTGTATACATAGGTAAGACCTCTTCGAAAAATCATCGATTTGCAGGTGGTCATTTAGCTGCTTTAAAATTAAATGATCCAAAGTATGATGGGTTAGAAAAAAATATCTACTTTGGATGTTTGAATTTTTTAGATTCTGAAAAAGAGTCTGTTCCGCTAGAATGGATCAGGCCGTATGATCATGCTAAAGAATTACTAACCAGTGTTGAAGCATGTTTAATTTATCATTTTAAACCAGAGTTGAATTCCGAACATATTGAAAATAATCATTCAAAAATACCAGTGAGTTTAATGATTGAAAATTGGTCAGGGCAATCTGATATTTTACATTCTACACAAGTTGCTTACTAAAACCTTTAAAGAAAGCCTTCAAAAATTAATTTGAAGGTTTTTTTGTCGACAAATTTCCGATAAAACAGGGGACATTTTAGGGGACAAAAAGGGGGACTATTTATGTTTGAAATCTCGATAAACTTAACCTATCAACGAAATACGATAAATAAAACTTATCGAAATATACGGGAGAAGCGTCTTTCCCTTATCAAGACGAATTCGGATACGGAACAAAGGTGTTGAGGAATGAAGCCAAAACGAGAGGAACATTCTGAGCCTGGATAGCAGCTAGTCTGAGGCGTCCGTATCGGGAGAATAGTATTATCGTGTTTCATTGTGCGATCTTGCTATACTTGGCTTCCTCTCGGAGTATGGGTGAGATCAATCTTAAAAAAGCGATTAGCATAAGGAGTGAATATAAGAAAATAAAACCAAATTTTATATTGACGGTGGTAAATATAAATGTTATAATAAGAGTATAGAAAGGAGGTGTTGAGAGAGCATGGAAATGGTTGAGCTTATCCTTCGGGACTTGGCTTGGCTGGTTGCAATCCTTACAGGAATCACAACCATGATCAAGAATATCAAGGACATGAAGGAAAGCAAAAACAAAAAACGACGTTCTCCCGCCAAGAAGAAACGTCGCACATAAGCACAGAGGGGATTATTCCCCTCGCCTTATTATAACATTTTACTGTTACAGTATAACAGTAAAATTCCATGCTCAATCATATGAAAAAGTTAGTAGATGGCTCAACAATTTTATTTTTCATTCTGTTTGTGATCGTATTTGTGGATAAAGACTACAACAATTTAGACACCCTAGATATTATAACAATGGTATTGGCTTTGATATGGCTGGTAATGACCATCATTAATATTATCCTTAAATGGAGGAACCTGCGGAATGACTAACTTTGTTTTTAACAATTTAGACGAGCTAAGGGATTTCATGGACAAAGAAGTTATAACGACATCTGAAGCCATTGAGATTATTGGCTGCAGTCGGCAGAACCTTAAACAGCTGGTTGACTATGGTACATTAAAGCCGATTAAAACAACAAATAGAGATCGCCTATTCTTGAGAAAAGATATTGAGGGCTATAAGAAGAAACGTTGATTGCACCCGCAGCAGGGTGCTTTTTTGTGTAATCGTTCGACAAATTTCGCCTTACCTTTCAATTGGTTATTCAATACCGATAAAAATAGGTGGGGTGATTATATGCAAAGCGTATCTGAATACTTAGCTGAAAAATATGGAGAAAGCTATAAAGAAAGCATGGATATTCAATGTTTATTTAAAGAGGCAGTTAAAAGGGATCATAGCATTGATCAATTAGAGCAAATGATTAAAAGATTAGATTATGAGGTGTCAGCCTCGAAAGATAAATCTTATTTAAGCACAGTACCTTTTACGATTTATACATCTATACTTACTTCTATTACAACCGTTATAGTTAGTTTTTTTACCTTTTTTTATAGTACTGCTAATGCTTTTTCTAATATGGCAGTATCTAAAGATGATGATGATAAAATTAATCCTTCCGAACTTCTGATTGATATAACAGAAGGTGCGGAAGGAATAATTAATATGATTATTTGGACTATATTGATTATATTTTTTTCTATGATTGGATTGTGGATTATCATTGATAAAAAGCATAGTAATTTTTATATTAGACATCATGGTTATAAGCTTTTGTTAGAAGAAGCTTTATTGGAGTTGGAAAAAGAAAGAAAGAGTAAATTTTCTCAGCATCATTCTATATGA